CATACCGCCGTCTGCCACAAATCTCTTTTCGTCTTCAGTCAAAAGATCTTGGCAAACACCGCCTTCACATAGTTCGTAGTATTCTCGTAAAAGTACTTTCTTGCTCATTAGTTATTCCTTTAAGATGCCGGCGCTACCGGCGCGCGTCAGCAGCCCGACTTACAAAGCCTGACAGGTTGAAGCATCCATTTTTTAGTCCATGTGCTGTTCATGTGGGGTGATCTCCATTTTAGGTGAGTGTTGAATCCCTGAATCTCCGAAGACCATGCTTAGAACATATGATGTTCCAGACGATAACCACCCGAGAAGAAAGAAATTAGCTACACTAACATCAAAATTAAATAGTTCTGTATATGGAGAAAGTAACATTAAAAACCAACCTACATGAAATCCCATGCACATTGGGCAATGAAACAGCTTTCCGTGGCCACGTCCAGATTCTTTAGAAGGGCGCAACCTTTTCAGAAGCGGCATGTCGCTATATACAATGACTTGGGTTAGTCCGTAAGCACAAAGTATAAAAGCTAAAATATCTACCATCAGTTTTCCTATACCGTATACAAATAATTCATAGCATATGGGCTGCGGATATATCCGGGTCGAATGGAGCCCTGATCAGTTCTCTGTGGAACATCACCAAGTTCGGTTGAATCTGCCTTATCTGGGTGGGTGAGTTCGTCATCGGCCATCGCAACAATCGCCTCTGTAGATTCGAAGTAGGGACGTTCTTCAGTAATAAATGTGGAAATATTAACTAATGCAAACTTGGCGGCGTCTAAAGTTTCTTTAAAAGGTTTTTGTAAACTTGCTTCAAAGGCGCCAAAAAACGAACCAGCCTGAATAGATTCAGGTATCACAATACCTCGCTTGTGTAAATGCGTAAATAATCTATTTTGGGCCCCATAAACTAAATCGTTCATTGTGACTTTAGGAAAGGCTATAATTTTATTGGTTGCCGGGGAAAGAACAATATCAATATCACCATGATCAAAAATCATCAAATCACCATTAATGGCTTTACGAATATTCATCTCTAATGTAACGATCGCAGATTCTCCGCCTTTTTTAATTGTGATCTTAATTGCCATCTTCAGTTATTTCCTGTACAAGTTGTTGGGTTTGCAATACACTTAGGATTAATTTTTCATCAAGACCCTGATGATGGAAGTGGTTTAATTTTTCAAGAACTTGATTGGTTTTGCTCGTTAAATCTTCGTCTTGTTTAATAATCTCCTTATTTAATGACGTGGAAAGCGTTTCTTTTAACCTAGTAATTTCGGAATTTAAAAATGTCTTAAGCGTAAGGTTATTATCAACATAAGAGGTGATATAATAATTTAGGAGTATTTTTTGATTTTCTAGAAGATCATCTTGGTATTTTTCATTAAACTTTGTGATAAAAGAATTAAGAACCAAATTATCAATTGGCTCTAATGTTTCTTGTTTGTCTTGCTTCAAAATCATATTATTTATAATATTGGTTTCCAGAATAACAGAATTTTTTGGAGAAGATTTGTCCGAAAACATATGTGCGATTGAAGCTAATGTTTTATAATTTGGCACAAAATTGTTAAAGACCTCTGGGGACAATTCTTTATTTACATCATCAATCAAATCACTTTGGCTTAGAAACAACCCTTGAGTGTCTACTAAACGGCTCGCTATTTTTGCCTCCTTTACTATTTTTTCAGCAATATTTCTATCAAGATTTTGTTTTTCATATAGAGAACGATAGTTTTGTAAGTCTTTATACAAAATCGAGCCGCGGGCAAAATGTTTCTTGATAAGTGCAACCGCCTTGTCTTTAACTTCATGATTTTCTTTTATAACAGCCACAGTTGCTTCGCGCACCAAGGCTTCAAAAACAAACGCCGTATTACGCTTTTTGTTGTGTCTTATCTTCATTCTGTTGCTCCGTTAATAGTTCTTTTTCCTCAAGACTTTCAAGAAGAAGTCGAATGGAATTGTTCATCTCAAAGAGTTTGTTTTCTTCTGTTTTCTCTTTCAACTTATAAATAGATTCGTCTTGCTCGTAAATCCCTGCCAACCCATTCATTCCCGTAAGAGTGTTTAAATCTGTAAGTCCTGGATGAATATTGCGTAGGGTTGAGCTGCTTTTTTCTTTTGAGCCTGCCGCGGCCAAAGAACGGGATCGGGCGCCGGCGGGACGCTTGTCGGTTCTTACTGGGCGATATTTAGCCCCACCTTTATAAGTCCGTATACGACGCGAACCGGGGGGGATTGCTAATAACGCAGACTCTTCGCCACCACCTTCTGCTGGAGGAGCGGCTGCGCCGGCCGGCATCTCTTCGGGGCCACCAAGTTCTCCACCAAGCTCTCCACCGAGTTCTCCACCGAGTTCGGGGCCTAAATCTCCACCTAGAAGGCCGCCGCCGCCGGCTGGGGCTGCTGCTGCCGCTTCTGCCACTTGTTGTAATTCCGCATCGTGCTTGCGATCATAATACATTTCGCGTTGACAGCGAATAAACTCTTCATGAGACATGCCAAATACATTTTCAGTAACCCAACGACGAGAGAAGTAACCTTCAGTCGCAGAAGCCGCAATATCAAACTTCTGCTTCCAATGTTCCAACTCTTGAAGTTCTGCAATCTTTGAGGGATTATTAAGAGATAGAGAAAAATTAAGAAGATCATCGCCGCGAAAACCCAAAGTATAAAGATGAATAATACCAATCTTTTCTAGTTCTGCGATAATGACTCTCTGGAGTCTTTGAATTGTTCGCGAAAAACGAATATCTTTTTGAGCCAGCGTAGTTTTATCTTCGGCTGCGCCTTCACCCATCGCAAGATAAGCTTGAGGAATCTTAAGAGCTGAAAACAATTTGTCGCGGAGATATTTAATATCATCGATTTGTGTAATATTTTGCGCACCAGGGAGTGTGCTAATATCTGTAACCGACCCAGCGCGGACAGGAATGAAATAATCTTCTTCTACTGCCATCGGGTTATATCGCAAATCAACACGCCCAGTCTTGGCATCCACCACAGAATGTCGTTTAAGTTGAGTAACCACTTTCTCCATATATTGTTCAACTTCATTAGGGGGAATCGCGCCAACATCAATCTTGAAGACGCGGCGTTCTGATGAGCGCACAACGCGGTAGGCCATCATGGCATCTTCCATAAGCACAAGCTGGCGCCAGATGCGGCGGGCAGGTTCAAGAATAGAAGTGCCGTAAGGTGCATACTTATCGTTACCGAGGACGCGGAAGTGTGCAATCTGCCAGTTTTCAAAAGTCATCCCAGCGGAGTTCCACTGATATTGAATATAGTTAGGGTTGGTGGAATCCATCCCTTCTAATCTTTCAATTTCCATCGGGGGGAGAGCGATTGCAGTCTTAACACCAAATGTGTCGTCAATGTCCAAATATAAAAAGAAATCTCCATATTTACACATTGTCCGACTCCAACCAAACAAATTATATTGAACATTGAGAATCTGTTCGTAAAGAATAGTCAACACAGCTTTGATTTCTTCATTGGCCGTCTTAACCCTGAGCATTGGGCGTAGATCAGAATATGTTGTCATCTCGTCAGCATATATATCTATTGTAGAAGCAATCTCTGGCATATACTCCATTTGATCGAAATCAACATATCGTTCGGCGCGGCGTTGGTTTTGAATTGCATTGGTGGCAATTGTATCAAGAGGGTTATATATAGATTTTTTAAATTGTTGGCCTGAAGCGGTTTTAAAACGTGAAGAGAATTTATCCAAATGTTGACGACGAATTCTTCGCCCAGTTTGGGAACGATAGCTAATTATTGGTCCAGAAAATAGACGTGTTAACGCTTTAAATAACTGGTTGTCTCTGTTTGCAGGGTTTCCCCCTTGATTTCTGCTAGGTGGTGCCATATTTATTTTCTCACTTTATAATCCATTTATATTCGTCCCAATAGGACTTGGCTTCAGACATTATATCAGTAACAGTGCCTGCTTTGTATCCATCTTGACCTTTTATTTGTGTATTCATTGTGGTTTTAACTGTATAAATTGCGTCAATAAAAGCTTTTTGATAATTTAAATCCCTTGAGTTAGCTTGGAGCGCTGTATCTCGCACCCAACATGCGATTGCTAGAGCCATGATTAAATCATCATTGTAGCCTTTCATTGCCTGTGGTCTACCGCTCCTCCAAATAAACGTTTTAAATTCGTTCACTGTACGTGAAGAATATATCTTAATTAGTTTATTTCTTATAAACTCCTCTAATTTTGCAACTATGAGGGGGCGCGTTTTCATAGTGGTAGAAAAACCAGGCACCGCCGATGTATGGTGTTCACCTATATGTTGCTCAACATATTCATGAGTTGATTTGATAGAGTAGTAAAGATTGGGATATGCATATTCTGTAAGTTTATCCAACACAGTATAGCCGATATTATTATTCTCTACCACCATCATCGCAGATCCGAACTCTCTCCCAACTTGATTAAGCATGTTAGCAAACATATCGGGGGTAGCTTTTCCTTGATACTCTCCAACAATCTCTAGAGTTTCAAGTTTAATAAGATGAAACGTAGAGAAATCGGCACCATCACCCCTTGACACATCAACCGACATAAGATAATTACAACTTGGATCATACTCTTCCCAAATCCAAAAGTTACGGTCGAAGCCAGTACGATATTTTGGCTCTTTAACATTTGAGAGCAGCCACTCCATATCGTCGGGATCGATGATAGTTTCACCGGAAGTGTTGAAGTTACACATTAGCTCCTGCGCGATCTGGCGCTTAGACATATTCTTGGTTTCTTTCTTATACCATTCTTCATCTCTATCGGGATGAACATCCCACGCAAGCGTCGTTAAATTAAAGTTGTTGGCGCCAGATTCAGAATCTGTACATGTTTTATGAAACCAGTTACCAACACCATTAGGTGTTGACAACGCAATACATCGCCCACCTGTTGAGAGTGTTGGATATAGACCGGTCCATAGTTCTTCGAGACCTTCGATGTGTGCGGCCTCGTCAAGCACCAACAGAGACAACGCTTCCGAACGACCAGCGTCACCGGAAGTAGATGCGGCTTTAATAGAAGAGCCGTTGGAAAGCTCAAAGGAGGTGCGGTTATCTACATCGATAGTTGCGATCTTCAACCAATCTGGTAGGTTGCGCATAATGCCTTTAACTTTCTTTACAAGGTTTCCTGCTGTCGCAAACTTGGTTGCCATAACAAGAATAGCTTTATCACGATGAAAAAGCATAAGCCACACGATATAGCCGGCTGTAATCGTTGAGATACCAAGCTGTCTCGCTTTTAAAATAACATTAAAACGATAATCATTAAAATCTTGTAATAGGTGGTCTTGGAAATCATATGTATCAAATAAAATAAGCCCGTGCATCGGGTGGGATATACGGGCATAGGTTTTTAAAAAGTAAGCAGGATCTTTACCGCACTTTAAGATCTCTTTTACTTTTTGTTTTTTGTCTAGTTGAAAAGTCATTCATTTTTTGTTAGTTACGACTGTGGGCCTTTGTCTTTCTTGCGGTCGTCATTGTCGGGACGCTTTCCGCCCTTACCGTTCCAGCCCCCTTGAGCGAGGAATGTTTCCCAGCTTTTTTCAACAACGTTAGTAGAGCCCCGATTATCATCACTCATATCTTCAGACAAACCACCAATTTTAAAGATTTTCTTTGCTGTAATCCAAGACCGTACACGGGATGAGTTTTCGGCTCGAATATCAACTTCACCTTCGACAGTGAGCGTGACCGCATCTCCGGTAATACGTTTGTATTCTTTCTTTATCCAGTCTGCAATATCAGTCAACCGTTGATCAGTTTCCGATTCAAAACCAGGAGCATATATCTCTTTAAGTTGAATTTCAGATTGATAGGTCAAACACATCATGTTGCCATAAAACTTTACATTAAAACCATCCATCACACGGCGGTCAATAAGCATATTACCTTCTTCTCTGCGCAGCGCACCAGTCTTAACTGGTTCGTAGTCTTCGCCGAGGGCGCCATCGTATGCGTTGGCTGCGGCTTGTGCTAATCCTTGTACGATTTCATATACTGTTGCCATTATTAGGTCTCCATCCTTTTAACCATCTTTCCTCTCTGTCTTCCACGTATTGAACGTAACATTTATTGCAACAATCAAATTTAGTAAGACAAACATCATCCATCGATTTCTGTGGATAAGATCCGCAGACAGGACAACATCTTAAAGATTCTTTATTAAGTAGTTTTTTTGAAACCTTTATACCATTAATGTCAACTTTTTCCTGTTGAGCTTCTTTTTTGTAAGATTTCTGATAAAACTCTTTCGATTGTTCCAGGTATTCTTTTTCTTTGGTCTCGTCCCAATTTGCCTTTGGGTTCTGGACTGTTTCTTCACCGTACTTCTTGGAGATTGCCTGTTCAACAGCAGCGATGCGGTTGGGTTTATCCATTAATTAAAGACCTCGTATACTCCGTAAGATAGTGCAACACCCCCAACTACACCACCCGCAAACCAGAGCCACTTGTTGTTAGGAGCAAGGTTTTTTATTGCTGTCTCCATTTGATTTATTTGACTTAGTTGGCTAGCAATAGTTAAATCTTTTTCTTGAATCACGCTATCGTGATGAATCTGTAGGTTGTCTATTTCAAGCTGAAGATCGGTTCTCAGTTTGCTTAATTCAAAATCTAATTTTAAATTGCATTCTTTCTTTAGTTTAGGTTTTAGTGTGACAACCTCTGCGGTGGCGTCAATATCAAACAATGTCCCTTCAAAGGGAGCGCACTCACCTTCTCCGAGAAATGTAAACTTACCTTTGTCTTGAGCAATCGCCGTATTACACAGGAACATACTCAAAATCAAACAACCTAGTAATTTCATTAGCTA